GGATCCTTGGCGTGGCAGACGATCTACCCGACCGGCATTTCCGCAAAACCCTGGTCGTACATTGATCTCTGCCCGAAGATGCCCTTCTGGAAAAGAATGCTGTATCTGCCGTACCACATCGCCTCTCTTTCATTCCTGGCCACCAAGAAGGCGCTGTTTGGACGAATCGATTATGCCCAAAGAGGAGCCGACGAACGCGTTGGCATCTTGCCCGCACCCACCCCGGAGAAACGCTGGGTGCAATTGACTATGCCCAATTTCAGATGCCGCAATTGGAGTGTCTACACCAGGGTATCCAAGATCATGTCCGTCAAGACCACGTGGGACGACTTTATCGCTAACCTTTCCCAAGATTGGTCCTGCGATAAAACCACCTACACTCAGACTTACTCTGGAGACGGCACTGATCCCTCCAAACTGATGATAATGGAGAATTCGGACAAGAATGTTGCGTACGCTGTTTTTGGACGCCACTTCGGAACTGGACTTAGATGGACCCCCAAGACTCTGGCTAAGTTCGAATCCTGGTGGAAATCTGATTGTGCAGAAAGATGGACCAAGCCTGTCCATCTGGAACAGTCTTCCTTCCAGGAATTCCTTGATGCTTCCGAACCCAAGAAGGCCAAAGCCTATGCCGCCATGATGGACAAACTCGTGAACACCGGATACAAGATCTCCGAGACCGCCAGCTTCTTCATGAAGCGCCACGAGAAATCAATGGGCGAGACCAGGCCGCGCAACATCTGCAATCTCGATATGGGAATCACTGTCATCACCGCACCCGTCGCCAGACAGCTCACCAAGATCATGAAGCAGCTTTACCCCGCTTGCATCGGTGAGAACTACGACGGCCTTGCGGACATTATCGAGAAAGCTTGGGCTGGCATGACCCCCGAAGAATACACCGACCTCGCCACTGATGGCGGGTCTTGGGACAGCCACCAATCCCTAGCTTGCAGGAATTTGGTCGATAACGCCTTCATCGAGCGTTATTTCACGGAGGCTTTCAATGCGTCTGGACTTCATCCTTCTTTCTACACTGAGTCTAAGCGACTCCTGATGAAGACCAGTTGGCGATTTGAGTGCCGTTACCCCGGTACCCGCGCGCTCCTCGCCTCCGGCACTATCGTCGGAACCACAATGTCAGGCCATTCAACCCAGACCACACTCGGCAATACCATGCGCCAATGGGCCGTCCATGCGTTTTGCGCGAGAGGATTGGACGCTGTCACCCTCGTCTCGGGAGATGATACGGTGACCCGCATCAAGAACAGCGATAAAGCGAAGTTCCTGAAACGCTATTTCAAAGTCCACTCCCTGGAGAAAAGTGGAGACCACGGGTTG